TGCTCTTGGGATTAAGAGTGTGTTCCTGATTCTTGGCGCTCTTGGTATTGCGGGAATGTGGGAAGCTGTATTTGCGATGACCGCACAAGGAATTGTATAAACAGAAACACAGAGCCCCGGAATGTCGATATTCCGGGGCTTTTCTTATTGTCTGAATATTCACTAATCGGGAGATAAAAGAAGCTCACAGACGGTCGTTTGCGACAAGTGTGCTACAGGTGAGCAACAGGTGAGCGACACTAAAAAGCAGTAGGCAATTTGTTAATCTCAGCCACTAATTCAGGGATAGTTTTCTCTGTATAAACATCTTGAGTCACATCTGAGGTGCCGCCAGTCTTATAGGTAGTACCGTCTTTATTCGGGAGAGCATGTCCCATGATGATTTTTCGACAGGTTTCATTCATGCTACACTTATCAGCGAGAGCAGCGAAGGTATATCTGCAGTCATGCGGAGCATGATTCATGCCGATTTTTAACATGAGAGTATTCCAGTTAGAATTTTGATAAACCGCCCTGGTGTAATGATTGCCGTATTTGTTGGTGATGAGGTACGGGCGATTCTGGCCGAGGCGGTACTCAACAAGCGGGACAATAGCCTCGTGAATCGGAATAATTCTGTCCTTGCCTGCTTCTGTCTTCATGCCGCCAATCATATACCGGTCGGAAAGGTGCACATTCTTTGATTCGATTTCCAGGAGTTCCGATGGCCGGAGACCGGTATAAATGTATATGAGGACAATATCCACGTTGTTGATAGTCCAGAGAGCTTCCCAGAGTTTTTTTATTTCGCTATCCGTAAAGCGTGTGTGAATCGGAACTCCGGATTCCGTAAAGTCAAAAACAAGATGCTGAGTGATATCCTTTTCTGTGTACTCATTGGCGATAGCATACTGCCACATACCACGGAGCACAGCTCGCATATTGCCGATAGTAGTCCGAGACTTAGAACTTTGTGCAGTGAGACAGTCCTGCAATTCCTGTGCACGGATGGCCGGAATGCGTTCGTGATGAACAGGAGCAAACATGGAAAAAGCAATTTTGTAGTTTTTCCATGTGGATTCAGAGGGAGCACTCTTCAGAGAACGTCGATATTTCTCCCATTTGTCGAACATTTCCGCAAAAGTAGGAACATCAGTATATTTTTGATGTTCCTTCACGACAGCTCCGTTATTATATTCTGCAAGATATGTGAGAGCGTGTTTTTGTTCCGCAAAATAAGCGAGGTATTTTTGTTTACGCTTTACGGTACCGTCTTTCTGTTCCTCCAGATAGGAGACACGGACAGCCCACGGTTTTCTCCTGGTACCGGAGAGCTTGACAACACTTCCGTATCCATTCGGCATTTTCATATGCAACTCCTTTCTAACTGGTGACAAATTGTCACCGGTTCAATCTATGTATATTTCCAGCCGTCGTAGGTGATAATATTTCCCTGGCAATTTATGCCATTTTTTCGGCGTCCCCTTTTTCCTCAATTTTAAGAATGCGGAGCACCATTTGACGGTCCAGTTCATCGGCACGACGAAAAGAATCAATCAGCTTATGCTCTAATGATGAAAGCTGAGCTTCAGGGTATCCCATTCCAGGATATGCAACGCCGAGAGATTGACACAAATTGATAACGGGGATGTTTGTGGCCGTCGAAATTCGAGTAATAATACCAAGAGACGGAACAATCGGCTCTTTCGTTTTTGGATGTTCGTTTTTCTCGAGCGCATAAACATAGGATTTACTGAATCCGCATTTTTTAGCAAACTCTTCATAACTCATATTGTGCTCAGTACGATAATCTTTAATAATTTCACCTATTGTCATGTAAAAGACCTCCTTCTGTTTAACTTATTATACATTTATAAAGAAAAATATTCAACAAATTAAACAAAAATACGTTGACAACAAATAGAACGGTGTGCTATATATAAAACATGTTCTATAGATAGAACACGAAAGGAGAGAACCGATGAAGTACAGAGTAAAAGAAATAAGAAAAGAAAAAGGTATGACACAGGTAGAATTGGCAGAAAAATCAAAGGTTGCACGTGGAATAATAGTAAGATTGGAAAGTGGGAAAGAGTACAGAACATCATCAAGTACGCTTGAAAAACTTGCAGATGCGCTGAACTGCACAATAGGAGAAATTTTTTTGTCATAACCGTACTACAAATAGTACGAAAGGAGGATAATATGAATACAATAGATGCAATGGAAAGAGTGACAACGAAGCAGGCGGCATCGGAGCTGAACATGGATCTGGAAACACTTCAGTACCTTATGAGGCAGGAAAGGCTTCCGATTGGATATGCAGTCAAGAGGGAAGGCGCAAAGAGAGGAGCGTACATCATATATCGCGGACTGTTGGACCAGTACAAGAAGACGGTGCGAGGAGGCGAACAATGAACAGAAGAACGAAGAGGAAACTCCAGAGGATCATCTGGACAGCATGGGAATATTTGAAACTGGCAGCAGTCGTGATGTTCGCCATGGCAGCAGGTGCCGCATGTTATCACCAGTATCTCGTACAACACAGGCTCCCAGTAGAGCAGAGATGGGAGCCGGAGATAAGAGTGGAAACACTGCAGATGCTTCAGAAGGTAAGCGCGGAAGCTCCGGAGCAGACCGTATACACCATGACACCGGATGATATCGAGGAAGAAAAGAAGATGGACGAGCTGGAGCTGATGGCGATATGCGTGGAAGCAGAGGCAGGGAATCAAGATCTGATCGGAAAGAGAATGGTTGCGGATGTGATTCTGAACAGAGTCGATGATCCGGACTTTCCGGACAGCATCACAGAGGTCATATCCCAGAAATACGCTTTTTCCTCATTTTGGGATGGAGGAATGGACAGAGCAGAGCCGTCAGAGGAGACATTCCTGGCGGTGAAGATGGAACTGGAGGAAAGAGGATGGCCGGGACTGCTATATTTCACAGCCGGTGAATGGCCGAAGTATGGAACCCCACGGAAGAAAGTCGGAGATCATTATTTCTCAACAAAATAAAGAAATGCCGAAACGGGGCAGCAATCCCCGTCAGCGGACGGGTGGCACCCTCTGCTCTGATGATGGCAAGCCGAAAGCCAGTATCAGCGTACCGTGTGAAACATGGCGGCGGTCACACCGGCCAGAGAGTGTGTGGTAGGTTAACAGGTTTTCAGTGAGTTTTTAATGTGAAAAGTCACAAACACGGTATAGAACAGCCGGAAAAGAGGAGACGGTTACGAAGAGACCACGGGAGCTGCCGAGAAAGGAGCAGAAAATGAAGCATAAGATGCCGAAGAGACCGACGAGAGAACAGAAGGAGATGATCCAGAAAGCAGGATACGTGCCGGAGAACTGGCTGGTAGTCGGAAAAGACAACATCAGTCTCACGATCATGAATAAGGAATCAAAGAAGAAAAGAGTGATCCTGTGCTGAAAAATGAACAAAAAAATAGCCGGCAGCGGGAACTGCCGACCGGGTTCGTAGTACACATAAAAACCTACAAATAGTGTACTGCAACAGCCCGGAAAAGTCAAGAAAAACGGGAGCGCAAAAGCTCCCTGAGTATCTCGCTAAAAATATTATCCATAGGACAAGGAGGAGCTATGCCATACATAAAGGAGACATGTGTGGCAGGAGATACCATCGAAGTCTGTAAGTATTACACATACCGGGTGAATGTCAAAGGAGAGAAGAGAGCCAAGAAGGAAAAGCAGACCTCAGAGGCACAGAAAAAAGTAAACCAGAGGAAAGCTGAGAAGGAACTCCGGAGACTCATGGCAGCAAATTATAAAAACGGAGATGTGGTGGTGAGGTTGGACTTCTTTCGGAGACCGGGAGGGAGCGAAGAGATGCAGCCACTGATTGAGAAAGCTATCAGAAAGCTCCGGAGCGCATACCGCAGAGCAGGAAAACAACTCAAATATATCTATGTCAAGGAAGTAGGACCAAGAGGCAGCAGGCATATCCACATGATTCTGAACAGAGAAGAGATGGATGTCCTCTCTCTGCTAGCGAAGTGCTGGCCACACGGAGGTATTCATGTGGATCCATGGACAACAGGGCCAAACTTCCAAAAGCTGGCAGCATATTTCATCAAGTATGCATTGAAGACAGAGGAAACAGAGGGAAAGCTGATCGGGAAAAGGTGGTACCCGTCAAGAAATCTCAAAAAGCCGTCTGTCCGGAAAGAGGTAATCAGATCAAACCGGTTTCGGGAGCAGGTGGCAGAGAAAGAAGGGTACACGCTGGAGAAGGACAGCGTACATTCGGGAGTTTCTGATCTTACAGGATACAGGTATTTCTCATACACACTCATCAGGGAGGGGAGCGGATAAATGGACAAGGTCAACATTTACATATACACAACGGTCAGAGGACCGGGAACAAAGTCCGGGAGCTACACCTACCTGCTGGAATATATCACAGATAGAGGTCCGGCCACTCTGACAAAACAGGGCGAACTGGAACAGGTAACAGAGAACCAGGCAAACCTCCAGGTGCTCATCGAGGCACTGCAAAGGCTGAAAAAGCAGTGCGAGGTAACAATCTGGACAGAGAGCCGGTATTTGCAACAGGGAGCGGAACACTGGATCCACGAATGGCAGCAGTCAGGATGGATGACAGCAAGAAAAAAACCGGTGGCAAACAGGGAAGAATGGGAAAAGGTCGCAGAACTACTGGGGCGGCACAAGACCAGCTTCCGGGTGGAGCAGGATCATTCATACAGAAACTGGATTCAGACAGAGACAGAGAAAAAAGAAAAGGAGAGACGAAAATGTTTGATAGATTCGGAGAATTTGACAGTGCAGCAGAAATCAACGAAACAGCAGTGAACCTCAGGAGAGAGGGAGACATAGAGAGCCTGAAAGTACTGGCAACGGAGAACGGCATTGATCCGGATATTCTGGAGGTGTTCGTGAGCGGAGATTTGATTTATTTGTGCGACGATATGACAGCAGCTCTCGGAAAGCTGGATGTAGAAGTTAAAAATGTGAAATGCGCAGAAATCATGGAGGACTGGGTGGAATACATCCGGAGTCAGTGTTTTGAGCACCCGGAAATGGCCAGAGCAGTCAGAAAGAAAGGAAAGAGCCTGGCGGGATGTATTGCCGCTCTGCTTCACTGGTCATTCAAAAATCAAAACCCGGTAGACAAGGAAATCATGAAGGCAGCAGGCGTGACAGCTGGAAGATGCACACTCGGTATTCCGGGAATGGCAACAGCAAAGAAGATCATCACGACCTACTATCTGGGAAAGTAGGTGGAGCAGGATGAAAAAGAAAGCCATTGAAAAAATCCCGTATCTGACACTGCCGGAGATAAGCAGGAGCCGGAAAGTAAAATTCATAGCAGTAACAGCATTCAAGAACGTAGGACACGAGAGACACTTGTTTGTGGAAGTGTACAGGAACAAGAAGAAAGATAAAGCCGTTCCGGTCGTGCGGATCGTGCTCACGAAGAAAGATTTCGGAAATTACTTCCCAGAGACGGATTCCTGGACACGAGAGAAAATTGAGACCGACCACTATTATTACAGCAATCACTTCCTGTGGAATGCTAAAAGAGAAGACCAAGCATCCTCGTGGGATGACGCCATAAAAGAAAACATCCTGTTGAGCACAAACGACTTTGACCGCATCAAAAAGATGTGCAACGTGAACATCTGGAACAAAGATCGCTGGCAGGAATACATCTATGAGCACGAGGACAACATCACCATAAAAGCCAGAAGGCAGGCAGAGAATCGGAGATACGAGAGACGACAGCAGGCCTTAAAGGACAGGATGGACCATACACCGGAGCTTCCGGAGAAGAGGATCCTTGACAAGGCAGAACAGCTCTATTTCGGAGCAAAGCATTTCTTGTACTACAAAAAACACGGATGCTGGGCAGATATCGCCTGCAGTAAGTGCGGAGGAGTATCGCGCGGCAGATGGAAAGACGGAGTATCCTATGAATCACAGTTCCAGAAATGGGTAGAAGAACCAAGGGAAGGACAGAGCGGACATTGCCCGATGTGTGGAGAACCAGGGGAGTACAAATGTCAGGGAAAGGTAAAAGGCGAGCATAGCAAGAAGATGTATCTGTTTCTCGGTCAAAAGTACAAGGATACCGGCTTTGTGATGAGATACATCGAAGTGAGTAAGACATGGCATCTGCAGCTGATGTGTGGAGAGAAAGGACCGGAAATGGATGGGGCATATGAGGAGCTCTCCGGAGTTGAAATCGCAAGAGCCTATTATATGCCGGGCGAGAAGGCACAGATCGACTACCACAAGCACAATCCATATACAGGAACCGACTTCTGGGATGACTGCAATTTGTCCGGATTGAGCAATATCTCGATAGGCGAGGCAGCAGTGCTGTCGGAAACCTACGAGAACATGAAAGGCACCATGTTCCAGTATTCGGCAATGAAGGAATATAGCCGGACAACCTACAGATACAATCCGGTTGACTACTTGAGCAGGTACAAAGAGACGCCGCAGATTGAAATACTTGTGAAGATGGGACTGACAGGAGTGGTGACCAGCCTACTCAAATGCAGATATGGGATAGTGGCAGACCTTAACGCAAAGAGACCGGATCAGTTCCTGGGAATCCGGAAGTGCCGTGTTCACCAGTTGATCGAGAAGAATGGAGACCTGAATGTACTGGAGACGATGCAGATGGAGCACAAGATGGGAGCAGAGTGGTCGGATGAGCAGATCGACCACATTGCAGAGGCTCATCTGAGAAGAGACCAGCTTGAAGTGGCGACAGCGTACATGAGCGTGCAGCAGTTGCTGAATCGAATCGAAAAGTATGCGAGGGCAGAATGGGGAACCGGATGCGGAAGCGCAGAGCAGAGACTTCAAAACGTTGCAAATACATACATCGACTATCTGAATATGAGGATTGCCCTAGGATATGACCTGCACAACACCGTATACCAGCAGCCGAGAGATCTGACAGCAGCGCACACAAAGATGGTGATGGAAAGCAGCCAGAAGGAAGCGGATAAACGTCTGAGCGAGGTGAAAACGAAATTCCCGAACATCAGGAAGCAGTACCGGAAGTTGCGGAACCGGTATTTCTACGAGGACGAGAAGTTTATGATCCGACCGGCCAGATCGGCAGAGGAAATTGTTACGGAGGGAAGGATCCTCCATCATTGTGTCGGAGGAAATAACTACCTCAGGAAACATAATGAAGGAGAAACATATATTCTGATGCTGAGGCAGCAGGAGAATCCAGAGGTACCATACATAACAGTGGAAATCAGCGAGAGCAACGACAGGATCATCCAGTGGTACGGAGCACATGACAAAAAACCGGATGAGAAAAACATGCAGAGATGGCTGGACAGCTACATCATCAGACTGAAATGTGGAGCACTGGAAGCAGGAATGAAGGCAGCAGCAGACATTGCAAGCCAGCAAGTTCTTCAGTATGCGATATAGGAGGAGCCATGGACCAGGAGCAGGAGTTCAAAAAGGCAATTCATGATTTTTACAGGGTATACTGGGAGCTTCAGAAACATATGGAGCTCCGGTCGGTTACCCATTTCAGTCTATACACGGATAACTATATCGAGATATGGCACTACAGGGGAGAAGTAAAAGAAAAACTCCTGCTGAAAGTCAAAGTACAAAAAGGTGAAGAGAACGCTGGCATAGAATGCTACAAAAAGGCAGCAGAACTGATCAAAAACATACTAAGAGAGCAGTAAAAGAAAGGAGAAGCGCATGGAAGAGTATACACAGATCACGCTGGATGAGTGGACAAGTTGGAAGGAGGACATCCGGAGAAAACTGGCGGAAACAGCTGGAAATTTCGTGTATATCGGATACCGGCTAAAGCAGATCAGAGATTCCGGTATGTATGACGGAGCAAGCGACATCTTTGAATTTGCACAGAAGGAATACGGACTCGGTAAGAGCACCGTTTCCAGATTTATCGCAATCAATGAGAAATACTCCGAGGGAGGGAACTCCCTGGAGCTGAAAGAGGAGTTCAAAGCATTCTCGTCATCGAAGCTGTCAGAGATGCTCACACTTCCGGATTCAGAGATTGAGCTTATAACAGAAAAGACCACAATCCGGGAGATTCGAGAGCTGAAGAACTTCAACCAGCAGGATCCGGAGCCGGAGCAGGAGGCAGAGACCACATGGTCATCACTTGACAAATGCCTGATTGACTTCTTTGAGCCGAGGAGAGAAATGCTGAACAAAGTCATGGAATGCATGGATGCAGATCCACCGGAGTACAAAGAAGCGGCGGAGACCATGGCACCATCCGGACAGTCTTCACACAAGAAAGGAATCATGTTCCTGTTCATGTATGACTGGAACACAGGAATCAAATACAAGCTGATGATGCAACCAGAGCCGGTGAGTATGACATGGCAGGAATTTCTGAATGAGATTTATGGGATATATGCACTGTGTTCACAGGAAGATGTATGGACCGATTTTTACAAGAAGGAAAAAGTCGGCGAGCCCCAGTCAAATCAAGGGATTGAGCCTCCTGTTGCGACGTCGCAACAGACAGAAGAAAAGGGAGAAGAAAACGAACCGGAAGATGCGGAAAATGCACCGGATAATGTGGAAAACGCTCCGGAATTAGGTGAAAACGAGACGGAATCCGAAGAAAATGCATCAGAAGAGGAGGAAAACAAGAACGATGAAGAGGCAGCAGTCGTGCAAAATGAAGAATCTGAAGAGGGAAGCACGAAAAACGATGCGGAGCCCGTCGCTGACGATAGCGATGAACTCACTTCTGGGGATGCTGGAAGCGAGAAAGGAACTTCCGGCGATATTCGGGGAGTGGACGGAGACGGATCAGAAGAAACTGGAATATGTGAGACAGCTGAATCAGGAAGTGAAGAGGCGGCAGTCGACACTGAGATGGAAGCTGGAAAGTACGATCAGGCGATTCGTGAGCTAATTGATACGATAGCCTACAAATCCGAAAAAATAGCGGACGCCATGAAAGAAAAAGATAGAAAAGAACTGTCAGAGTATAGAAAGCTCCGGGCAGCAGTCTATAACATGGCATCTGACATCGAGCAGCTGATGAAGTTCATAGATTTGTCTGAGGACGGAGAAGAAGAGGAAGAATAATGGCGTATCTGAGAAAAGACAGCGTTTTGGAAGCATTGCAGGAGGACATGAGCTCCTCCCTCATGTGCTATGACGACGAGGAAAGCCGTGACATCGTTAGATTTTGCTATGAATCAGCTATAAACGAGATAGACAGGCTCAATCAGTATAGACCGAGCAATGTGGAAGAGGAAAGGAGTTAAGAGGATGGAAACAAAGAAAGGAGCCTGCAGATTTTGCGGGCAGAACAAGATGATTGAGGTGCCGAACGGGTACACACAGGAAGAAATCGACGAGGAAGTCACATGTGAATGCAAATGTGACGAGGCGAAAGCCTATCAGGAGAAGAAAGAAAGAGAGGAAAGGCTGGAAGCGCAGAAGCTCTCAGCACAAGGTACCACATTCGAGCTTTTTCATAACGACTTTCCGGAAGTGGAGCAGATTCTGAACAAAACAATTCCGCTCCTGGTAACAAAAAAAGTAAAGAAGTTGACCGTAAACACAGGGACAAAGGTGACAGCAACAATCGGAATATCAAAAGGAACCATCAAAGTCGAGAGAACGGAAACCAGCAAGTACTCAAGAGAGACGGAGCTTGAATGAAAAGCATAATACAGGAAAAGGATGGAAGATGCTTCCTGTGCATGATGCTGCATGATGACTATTCCATGAAGCCAGTCCAGGAGCACCATGTAATATTCGGGAGGGCAAACCGGAAACTGTCAGAAAAGTACGGGCTGAAGGTTTACCTCTGCATCTACCATCACACAGAAGGTCCGGAAGCGGTACATAAAAATGCAGAGATAGCCAAGATGCTAAAAGCATCAGCACAGAGGATATTCAGGAAGGTATTCCCGGAGCTGGACTGGATGAGCATATTCGGGAAAAACTACGATACAGAACCAGAAGAGGAGCCTGCTGATCGGGAGCAGGATGCCTCTCCTGGGTTTATGTTTCTGAAGGAGGGGCTGAAGGATGATGGAATTTTATGAAGATGCAACAATGATTCTGAAAACCGTGTTAAAGCTGGCACTGATGGGAACGGAAGCAGTAGGAGCACTGATTCTGCTCGTACTGGCGTTGTATGTATTGATGTTGATTGTGAGAGAGGCAATGAAGGGAGAAAAAGATGGGAAGCAGAGCAAGGAAGGACAAGAAGACACTGGAAGCAGTGACAAGGCATGAAGCGATCAGGCGGCAGCAGTTGAGAAAGAAACAGCCATATAAGAGCCTGATATACAGTGGGAAGAAAGCTCTGGGAGCAGGAAGGGAGAACAAATGAACAAGGTGATACTGGTGGGACGCCTGACACGGGATTCGGATGTGAGATACAGTCAAGGGCAGAACCAGATAGCGATAGCAAGGTTCACGCTGGCAGTGGACAGGAGAAGAGCGGCCGAAGGGCAGCAGTCAGCAGACTATATACCGTGTGTGGCGTTAGGAAAGAATGGAGAGTTTGCTGAGAAGTACCTGAAAAAAGGCACGAAAATCGTAGTCGAGGGAAGAATACAGACGGGAAGCTACACAAACAGAGAAGGGCAGAAAGTATACACAACAGAGGTCATGGTAGAGAGTCAGGAGTTTGCAGAAAGTAAAAGAGAAGGCGGCAGCAGTCCACAACCGGAATATGATGAGAATGGATTCATGAATATCCCAGACGGAATCAATGAGGAGCTTCCGTTCTCATAGGGAGGTAGGAAAACGTGAGAGCAAAGGCATTGCTAAAATCAATTAGATCATTACGAAAAGAAATTGAACTCCTGCAGCAGGAGGAGAGGTTGATGCTCTCACCGAAGGGAATCGCATACGACGGAATAAAAGTACAGACATCGCCGAAGGACAGGATGCTGAAAACGGTAGAGATGATTCAGGAGCTGGAGGATACCATCGCAGAGAAAAAGCAAGAGCTGTCAATGAACTACCTGCAGGCGTTCACACTCATATACAGTCTGGACAATTCGGACTACAGAAGACTGCTCATCTTGTACTACATAGATGGCGACAGGTCGAAGGAATGGAACGAAGTGGCGGATATCATGGGATATTCAGAGAGCCGAGTGAAGCACTTTCACGGATGGGCGCTGATGGAGATTGAGAAGAGGATGGACAAGTCAGCACACGACAGCACTCACATCGATGGTAAATTGTAAAGTAAGAACAACGGAGAGGAGAGGGAAAACATGCCCCCCACAAAAAGAAACCGCCCGGACCACGATGGTACCCACCGCATGGCATTCGAGAGGAACAAGAAGAGAATCATGGCGACACAGGACACATGTGGAATATGCGGAAAGCCGGTCGATAAAACGATACCATACCCGAACCCACTGAGTCCATGCATCGACCACATTGTGCCGATTGACCGGGGAGGGCATCCGTCGGACATCTCAAACCTGCAGCTGGCTCACTGGATTTGCAACCGGCAGAAATCAAACAAGCTGATAGAGACAAAGAAAAGTAGCAAGGACGAGGTTGTAACGAACCGGATGCTCCCCCAGTCGCGTGACTGGAAGAAATATCGAGCGGGGCAGCAGTGATGAAAGAGGGGGGCATACCTCCCTCCCCGGGGTGCACTCTGTAGTTCACGCCGTCACTGGGAACATTTTCTCACGAAAATTGAAAGGAGCAAAAACAGACATGGATAATCTGAGAGGTATCGGATACCTTCAAACAAAATTAGAACAGAAAAGGCCGAGAGTGCTGCTCAGATACGAGTATTATGAAATGAAAAATGCGGTGAAAGACTTTCAGATCAGCGTTCCTCCGGAATTTGCATTCCTGAAGGAGACACTTGGATGGTGTGGGAAAGCAGCGGATTCACTGGCAGACAGGCTCGTGTTCCGGGAATTTAAAGACGATAACTTTGCAATCAATGAAATTTATGAAATGAACAGCAAGGATGTCCTGTTCGATTCAGCGGTCTTGTCGGCGTCAATCAGCTCATGCTGCTTTATTTACATATCAGCAGACGAAACAGGGTATCCAAGGCTGCAGGTGATTGACGGAGGCAATGCGACGGGAATAATCGATCCTATCACAATGATGCTAAAAGAAGGATATGCCGTTTTGCAGAGAGACGACAATGGATCGGCTATAAAAGAGGCATATTTCACTCCGGGAAACACGAAAATCATAGAAAAAGGCAAACAGACGTATGACATCGAGAACATGGCGCCGTATCCTCTTCTGGTACCGGTTATTCTACGGCCGGATGCGGTTAGACCATTCGGGCATTCCAGGATATCAAGGGCATGCATGGGGATCATGCAGCAAGCTCTAAGAACATTGAGGCGGGTGGAAGTGAGCGCAGAATTTTATTCGTTTCCACAAAAATACGTGACAGGACTGAGCCAGGATGCGGAAAGAATGGACAAGTGGAAAGCAACATACTCCTCATTCATGCAATTTGACAAGGACGAGGATGGAACTATTCCACAAGTCGGACAGTTCACACAGCAGTCAATGAGCCCTTACGTGGATCAGATCAGGATGCTGGCCGGACTCTTCTCCGGAGAAACAGGATTGACACTGGATGATCTGGGATTTCCATCAGAAAATCCATCATCTGCAGAGGCAATCAAAGCAACGCATGAAACATTAAGGCTGACAGCGAGAAAAGCACAGAGAACATTCGGAGTCGGATTTCTGAATGCAGGATATCTCGCAGCATGTATCAGAGATGATTACGGATATCAACGGCAGCAGGTATATCTGACAAGACCGAAGTGGGAGCCGGTATTCGAGCCGGACGCAGCAATGCTCTCATCAATCGGAGACGGAGCTATAAAAATAAACCAGGCAATAGAGGGATATTTCGGAAAGAGCAACCTGAGAGACCTGACGGGAATAGAGGCGGAGGAATAAGATGGCACAGGACATTGTACCGGAGCTCTTGCAGAAGATACAGGACGATTTCCGGAAAGCAGTATCAGCTGATGAGAACATCCGGAAGTTTTTGAAAAAAATAAGAGACGGCACCGCAACCATGGACGAGACCTCACTGTTCGCAAGAAATCTCGGAGACATCCTGGCGGAAATCCTGAAGAAAGACATCACGCAGGATGTACTGCCAGATGGCCGGATGTATTACAACATCGCAGAACGAACCATCAAGCCGGTGCTTATGAAAAATTATGAGCTGACCAATGAGGCGGCGAAGGTGGTGCAGAAAGCCATAGACCAGGAGAACGGAATCGGATTGAATGCAATGAGCGGAACATTTCCGGATGAGCGAGTAGAAACACTTGTCAGTGCAATCAGCGAGGAAGGGATCGAGTGGGAGGAAGTGGAGAGAAGAATGGACGAGCCGGTCCGAAACATTTCTCAGAGTTTTTTGGATGATTTTATAGCCATGAATGCGAAATTCAGATACAGAGAAGGAATGGATGTGGTGATCGTCAGAAAGCTGCAGGGAGGAGCATGTGCGTGGTGCAGAAACCTGGCTGGAGCGTATGGATACGAAGATGTGCCAGCTGATGTGTACAGGCGGCATGATAACTGCAGATGCACAGTCACATACAAGTCCGGTAAATATCGGGAAAACGTGTGGACAAAAAAGAACTGGACGGCGGACGACAAAGAACTTGAAAAGCGGAGAAATTTAAGGCTCGGGCTAACAAGGAGAACAAGGGAGCAGGCGAGGCAGAAAGAAAAAGAATTAAAAGAACGTAAATAGCACAGAGAAGAGTGGAGGATGGACATGGCAGAGTTAGGCCGACAGACTCCCACTCAATCGGTGGTTATCCCCTACGAGAAAACAAGGGGACAAGAAGCTATTGATCTTTACAATTCCACCAGCCGACAGGCGCAGGAATGGCAGCAGTTGCTTCTGTACGACATCCTGGCAATCAATGAGGATGGACTGTGGACACATTCAAAATTCGGATACTCGGTACCGAGACGAAACGGAAAGAACGAGATTGTAGCCATCAGGGAAATGTTCGGGCTGAAGGATGACGAGCACATCCTGCACACGGCACACCGAACAACAACGAGCAGAGCTGCATGGGAGCGCTTGAAGAAATTATTGGAAGATGCAGGAATACCATACAAGGCAACCGGCGCTATCGGAATGGAGAGCATCCGACTGATTGACGGAAAAGGAAGGATTGACTTCCGCACACGTTCATCAAAGGGAGGCCTCGGAGAAGGATTCGATCTCCTGATTATCGATGAGGCTCAGGAGTATCAGGACGACCAGGAGACGGCGCTGAAGTATGTAGTATCGGATAGCAAAAACCCACAGACGATTTTTTGCGGAACGCCTCCGACTCCGGTATCATCAGGCACCGTGTTCATGAAACTCAGGGACACAGTACTGCAAGGCACATCGGTAGACACCGGATGGGCCGAGTGGTCTGTAGAACAGCAGACAGATCCACATGACAAAGCCGCATGGTACGAAACGAATCCATCGCTCGGAACCATTCTGACAGAGAGGAAAATCATGGCGGAAATCGGCTCAGATGACCTGGATTTCAACATCCAGCGTCTGGGGTACTGGATTCGCTACAACTTGCAGTCAGCGATAAGCAGAGCAGAGTGGGAAGAGCTGGCAGCGAAAAAGCTGCCGAAGCTGGAGAGCAAGCTATATGTAGGAATCAAATACGGACACGACGGAACAAACGTATCTCTCGCCATTGCTGCAAAGGCAGCAGGCGGAAAGATATTCGTGGAAGTGGTAGATTGCAGACCGACACGGGCCGGAAATGACTGGATTCTGGAATTTTTATCACAGGCTGATGTGGGAAAGGTCGTCATAGATGGAGCAAACGGTCAACAGTTGCTGGCCGGAGAAATGAAGGAGGAAAAACTAAAAGCTCCAATTTTGCCGACGGTAAAAGAGATCATAGTGGCAAATGCAGCATTTGAACAGAGGCTATATGCAAAAACGCTCTGTCACATGAACCAGCCATCACTCACAAGGTCTGTGAGTAACTGTGAGAAGAGAGCAATCGGATCAAATGGAGGATTCGGGTATAGGTCCATCAACGATACGATAGATGTGTCATTGATGGACAGCGTGATTCTGGCGAGCTGGATATGCGGGGAAAGTAAAGAAAAGAAAAAGCAAAAAATCAGCTACTAATCGCCTAAGGCGTTAGTAAATAAATTACCGATACCACCGGGTTAAGTGGGGAAAGGAGCTCGAAATGAGTGAATTTAATGTAATTGAAACACAGGAGCAGTTTGATAAAGCAATCGGCGAAAGAATCAAGAGAGAGCAGGAGACCATAAGAAAGCAGTATGAGGGATACCTTTCACCTGACGAGGCGGCAAAGAAGTATGAGGGATACCTCTCACCTGACGAGGTGAAAAAGCAGTACGAAGGATTCCTCTCTCCGGATGAGGTTGCAAAGAAGGACGCAGCGCTGAAAAAATACGAGACCGACTCGGTAAAAACGAGAGTAGCGCTGGAAGCAGGACTCCCTTACGAGATGGCAGCGAGACTGTCGGGAGAAGATGAGGAGAGTATCAAGAAAGACGCCGAAGCAATGGCGAAACTGTTCGCAGGAAGACGACAGCCGACACCGCCACTGGCAGATCCGGAGGCAGGAGCGGCAAGTAAAAACGCAGCAATGAAAAAATTGCTGACAGGATTAACAGGAAAAGGAGAGTAAACAATGGCCGAAGTATTAAGCAAGGGAACATTATTCCCAGAGGAACTGGTAAGTGATTTATACAACAAGGTAAAAGGAAAGTCATCCATCGCCGCCCTGCACGCACAGGAGCCGATTTCATTCAACGGAAACGAGATCATGACATTTTCCATGGATGCAGAGGTGGATCTCGTGGCTGAAAATGGAAAGAGAAGCGCAGGAGGAGTGACGGTTGAACCCGTGAAGGTAGCACCACTCCTGATCGAATACGGTGCAAGAGTATCCAATGAATTTATGTATGCATCCGAGGAGAAAAAGCTGGAAATCCTCAAAGCGTTCAACGATGGATTTGCTATGAAGGCGGCAAGAGGCCTTGATATCATGGCAATGCACGGAGTAAATCCGAGAACCGGAGTGGCCTCTTC